TCTAACGAATGCAAACTCATCTAAGTATAGCAATGAAATAGACATACCACGACCTGTATTTTCTGTCGTGGTTGCTGAAACGATACGAGATCCGTTCTCGAAATCTAAAGACCCTTTGTTATAAGTGGTCACACCTGCTTTAATGTGGTCGGGACAGGCTTCATATGCATAACGAATACGTTGCATGATTTCCTGTGCGCCTGTATACTTGTGTGCCGCAATAAGAATTGTACTATCGGGTACAAACATAGCATACCAAAGTAGATATCCTGCGGCTGATGTTGATTTGCCTGACTGTCGAGGCATAAGACTAATGCTGAAACGATACTTGTGATATGTTTCAATTAATCGTTCTTGATATTTCCAAGGATGATAGTTCATACTACCCCTAGTAGGGTGCTGAATCATAAAGAAGTTATCCATGAAGTAAAGATAACCGGAATCCGGGTCGCAACACTTAACAAAATCGTCAAGGTCTTTTTGGGTCTTGAACTTTGTTTTCGTGTAGGGCGTTTTAACTAATGACGGTGATCCACTCATAGTACGTATTTATGTGCCAAAAACTTAGTTAGTAAGTTCTTCCCAGCCCATTTTCCACAACAAATCTGCATTGCTAGCTGTGTACGCTACAGCAAGTGTTAGTGTACTAGGTGCACCATTAGCATATCTCCATAATTGAATTCGTTTCTTAACATCTTCACTAATTTCTACTTCATCACGGCTACTAGATAATCCTGCATAAACAACTTTACCGTCTGTTATAGTATCAGTGTGTATAGCACTTTGAACTACTGATCCTGCCACATTGCTAAATGAGGCATTTGCAATAGTTGCGTTTTCAATTAATTGAAACTGACCATACCGAACATCAAGTGATAACAAATCAAGTTGAGCAGGAACCACAACCGCGTCCGGATATGCAGGATTTAATCTTATTGAACATAATGAGATTACTGTATTTGCCGAACCTACTCTTGTAGGAGATGTATTGTTAGTAACATATCCAACTGTAGTGCTTGGCGTATAGCCACCTTCACTGATAACAGTGCTACATATTTGTTTCATTGTACTATTACCACTGGTTGAGCCAGTATTTGTTATTTCATATCGCGGGTTTAATGACGCGGTTGTCATATAAACCGTTGTGTTTCCTGGCTGATTAGCGTGTTGGAATGTATGACATACGATGAATTGTCCGTTGATTACAAAACCTGCACGAACGTTACCTACGCCCAACCATTCAATGTCGCACCAAAATATTTGCGTCAACGTTGGATCTAACACAATACCTGACAATAAGGTATTTCCATTCCATGATGCTTGTGCAATTCTTTCTTCAACTACTACTCCTGTTGTGCTACTACGAATAACAAGATTAAGTGTAGTACCTACTGCTTCAAAATACACACCATTATCAGTTGTAAAATAACCAACTCGCTGTCTTAAGTTCGCTTTAAGAGTAGCCATTGCAAATGTGTTCATTGTTAATAAACTTTTGCCAGGTTGATATGCTTGAACAGTTTTAGATTGTCTAATTACACTACTACCACTAGTAGAAGAAACATTTAAATTAAATGAACTTTCGTTTTGAACATAAACTACATTACCGCCGGTAGCAGTGATATTACTAAATTGGTCACCGTCAATGTAACGATTTTGGCTGTCAAATAATGTGTAGGGTTCGCTCACTCTTAAACGACCAAATGCATCTAGGTTAGTTCCAGTGATTGCTACATTAGCGTTTCCTGATACGATCCAAGGACTAGTTCCTTGTTGTACTGTTACGTTACCGCTATCAATAATTACAGGAAGAGTATTACCAGATATATCAACGTTGCCGAAACTTGTAATGCCAACATTACCTACATTAACATTAGCATTTTCTATATTGATATCAGCATCAGTTCGTACATAAACATTACCCGTAGATTCGTCTAATGCTAATGCTTGTGTAATATTACGTAAGTACCACGGTGATACTTCTGAAGGATTCGGTACGGCCATAATTAAATACTCTTAGTTAAATATAAGAGTATTTATCTTTATTTTTATCTAATGTCTAAGGGTTTTGACTTAGTAGCTAAAATACAATAATACTTTTCATGCATTGGTTGTGTTTCACCATTATTCTCTTTACTAGGTACATTTAAGTCAAATTCTAAGTTGTTAAATGTGTCAATAGTAAAGCCAGCTCTAATCAATAACGCAGCTAGTTGATTATGACCTAAAATACTATAATGATTCAAATTCATTTCATGCTTACGATCACAATCAGGAGCAGGAACTTCAATATAAATCTTACTGCCTTGCTTTAAAATACGATTGTATTCCATTAGCGAAAAGATAGGATAAGGAGAATGTTCAAGAGCGTGTCTTAAAAAAATAAAGTCTACGCTTTCGTCATAATACCCATCTGTTTGTGGTAAGAATGACAAATCGTATTTTTTTACAGTATGACCTTTCTTTTCACAAATTTCAATATCACCCGGACTTAAAGTAACTCCTATTGCTTTAGTGTATTCACGAGTTTTCATTTCATCTAAAAAGTATCCGGGGCCGCAACCTAAATCTAAGATATTAGCATCTTTGGAAAGTTCTAATGGATCAATATAAGTAGTTACTACTTGAGCAGTAAGTTGTTTATGGAACTCACTGTCGCCTTCATCATATATGTGCGCTTGATACAAGTACTCGTTGTATAATTTAAGTTTGAGTAAATCCAAAGTGTTATTAATGTCAATCATGTTTTTCATAAAAAATCCTATATGTGATTAACATTACTTATTCTAAAAATCAGTATATGAATTATTTTTGTACAGATTTCCATTTAGTCGTTAGATAATCAACTAGGTCGCTTAGTGTGTTTAATTTATTTTGTTGCATAAATCTAATAATTTTTACTGCATGTTCTCTATCAATACCCGAATTAGGTTTACGCGCATTAGACATTTCAATTGACAATCCCGAAACACGATCTTTAAGATAATATTGGTTATCGTTTACTAATGAGTATCTAATCTCGTTAGCTTTTTTGCCTAATTGATCTTTATTTTTAGAAAATATAACTTCTACCCAAGGATATAAATAACCTGGATGTGTGGACTGATAAGTACTGGTGTGTTCTTTTCCGGTAAGAAGCGTAACATCTCCTAAGTTTCTTTTATCAAAGTTTAACCAAGCCTCAGGATCAGTGTAAAAATATGCAGGTATGTTTTGTTTTTTTGCTAAGATCAACACTTGTCTAGCTCTAGCTTTTACTGAGTCTGTGGCTGGAGTAGTACCTTCCCTAGATCCAACTAATACGTGTATTTCTTTTATACCACCTATGCTAATAGTAGGCTCTTTACTATAAATTCTATCTTCTGCTTCGCTACTTCTTCCCGGTGAAAGCTTTCCGCGTTCTTGCCAATAATCTACTGAAGAAGCTTTGTAGTGTCTATTATACCAATCTCCGTCTAACACAAATAGTACTCCATTTCTACCTAACGAGTTTGTATGATATCCGCCTCGTCTAGTTCTAGTTGTGCTTAGGAAATAAGGATAACCTTTAGGTTGATATTGCTGTTCTACTGAGCCTAAAGAACTAGATAGTTCAAACTTTCCCGTGCTAAGAATGTTTCTTGCTGGAAGTAAAGAAGTATAATGATATACGATAGAACTTAATCGTTCGTTTAATAATTCTTTAGCTCTCACTTTTTGTATCCTTTGAAAGGTTTTAAAGTACTTTGAGTGTTAGCAGAATCTAGTTCTTTGCTTTTGATATCGCCTTTGTTTAAATCAGTAAAAGCTACTCCAGCAGATTTATATGCTAACTTTAGCATGTTTTCTTCTTCTTTGGTGTATGCATGGGCAGTATTACATTTTCCTGCCCAACTTGAATGATCTATTTCTGGAACTGTAATTCCATCAGTGCTAGCAACCGCCATCATTACGCGATTCAAATCGTATATACGATCATAATTTGAATTAGCAAACGTATGTAATCCTCTAGTAGAATTACCTTGCCTTTTAGTAATCTTGCCAACTTTACGTTCAATAATAAACTCTTTGGCTCTCATTTTTCATACCCCTTGAAGGGATTCATAGGAGATTTTTTATATGTGTCGCTAAATTCACTGCTATTTTTAGTGCTTACTGCCCTTTTACCTGACTTGTTAATTTTCTTTAAAGCGGAATCAATAACCTTATCAACATTTGAATCAAGTGAACTTACGATTTGGTGCTCACCCCAACTACTTTCAGCTTTAAACTTTGGAGTTATTGAATTATGTACATTATCATTACCTGATTCACCTCTCACTGCTGCTATAGCTACACCAAATCTATACAAATCATAAAAGTCTGAATTTTTTAAATCAGGAATAATATAAGTATTAGGCAGCGACAACGCAGCAATTTCAAGACTGTCGTGTACCCTAGATAGAGACGATTCTGTAATAAACTCTTTTGCTCTCATATTATTCCGTAGTAACGTCTAAATCACTTTCAGTACTCATAACAGAACCAGCAACAAAACCATCCAATTCTATTAATAAAGCTGCGTCATTAACGTCTACATAAGTTACAGTAGATGCTATAAAGTGTTGCATTACTACATTAGCAAGAGGCGTAGTTACTATCCTAACATTGCCACTAGATACGTTCATATCATAAGTAGCTAACGCATTTCCATTAAATGTGGTAGCATAACCTGTCCACTTTACTTGAGTAAGATTATTTAAGATTTGAGCAGAAATTAAAATATCTTGACTATCGTTATTACTAGGATTTCCTGTTCTAATTTGAAATTGACCCTGAGTAAATTCAGCTACTGGTGTTTGCCAAATTACTTGATTAGCAGTAGTTCCTGTTGTAATTGATTCTAGTGTATTAGTAGAAGTTGCAAATAGATTAGAAAAATTGTTATTAATTTTTCCAAACGCGACTCGTAACGGATCACCTTCACCATCGTTTGGTAACGTGCCTATATTAATAATTTCTTGTGTAGCCATGATATTAATCCAATGTTATTATATATTTATCTGTTACAGAATAGCTTTAGCTACTTTAGCAGCTTTAATCATAGCATCATATAAATCTTGTTTCTTTTGTAAATCTTTTGCATTATTAGAAATTGCAGATTCAAGATTTAATCCATTGATCAAAGTAGCATATTCTTTGTCTGATAACTTACCTGACTCATGAAGTTTTTGAATGTCATTAAATTTCTTTTCTAAATCGTTAATGTTCATCGTGGTTTATCTCCTAATACTTGTTGAATTGTTTCGGCTGATGCAATTAT